AAGCGTCCAAAAGGGCGCTTTTTTTATAAATACTCCAGTGTTTAAGTAATATCCAATGACATTAGATCTTCATAACTTTTTTAAGTATTATGATGATGGCAATGCGAATCATGTAGCTGCTGTTCAGTGGTTAGAAGATAATCTTCCTGCTGAATTTATGGATGATTCGGAAACTGATTGGATTGGTATCTTCAGAACGAAACCACCCACACCTGCAGTTCTTGAAGTTCCATATTTCAATCAAGTAGATAACTACAGAGATGCACACAGAACTTGCAACAGTTCATCATGTGCAATGTGCCTTGCTTTCCTTAAGCCAGGATCGATTAAGGGTGACGACGAATATGTTAAGAAAGTATTTGCGATTGGCGACACGACTGACCATTCGGTACAGACAAAAGTTCTGGCAGGTTATGGAGTTAAGTCACACTTTAGTTACAATCTTTCTTTTGCTGATATTGATAAAAGTCTTGACGCTGGGAAGCCTGTCGTTATTGGTATCCTGCATAGGGGTTCTCTTTCTGCACCTACTGGTGGGCATATGTGTGTTGTAATCGGTAAGACTCCAGACGGCAAAGGATATTATGTTAATGACCCATATGGTTCTCTGAATGACAACTATACAGGCCCTGTGACAAATGGTAAGAAAACCATTTATACCAAAGCAGTTCTTAAGCATCGTTGGTGTCCAGGTGGCAACGATGGCTGGGGCAGAATTTTCGACTGATAGGAGAACAAACAATGGCACGTATCGATTTGCACAACTTCTTCAAGTTCTATGACGAGAAGAACCCTAATCACGTCAAGGCAGTTCAGTGGTTAGAAGATAATCTCCCTGTCAAGTTCCTTGAGGACAATGTAGACTGGGCAGAAATCTATAGAGGAAAAAAGTCAAACGCTGCAGCAACTGCGCCTGCAGCACCAGCCCCAGCAACTAGTGGCGATGATATGCCTATGATGGGACTCAAACTCATCAAGGAGTTTGAAGGATGTCACTTAAAGGCTTATCCTGATCCTCTGACTGGTGGACTTCCAATCACCATTGGTTGGGGTTCAACTCGTAAGAAGGATGGTTCACCATTCAAGATGGGAGATCAAATCACCCAAGCAGAGGCAGATGAATTACTGATTAGTCAGTGTAAGAACCAGTTTCTTCCTGCACTTCGTAAAATCCCACACTGGAATGAGATGTCAGATGGAAAAAGAGGCGCTTTGCTCAGCTTCGCTTATAATCTTGGTGCTGGTTTCTACGGTGGCGATAACTTTAATACTATTACTAAACGCCTAAAGAATAAGGAGTGGGATTTAGTTCCCGATGCGCTTTATCTTTACCGCAATCCCGGTTCTAATGTAGAAGCAGGTCTTGCACGTAGAAGAAAAGCAGAAGGTGAAGCTTGGAAAAAAGGTTAACCTTACTCACGAACTAAAATGGATAAGAAAAAGGAAAATGCTATGGGACAGGTTATTCGTATTGCGATTTTGAGTTGGTCTGCTGCTCTTCTCACCGCTAGCTATGCGGGTATGCTGTCAAAGATGGATCCAACATTCATCGCTACAGTGTTTACCGCATCAGCTGCTACCTTTGGAATCAATACGATGAAGAAGAGTGGGGATGAAGATGAAAAAAAAGAAGAACCTAAAAGAGAAGAGTTTGTAGTAACTCCACCTGAACCACCAGTTGAAGAAGCACCAACAACATTAGAAGAAAGAGTTGAAGCCCTTGAAACCAAGGTTGAAGAGGGTGAAGGATATGTAAGCCCCAGAACATAATGCACTTTATTGCTTTCATGATAGTGGGTTATGTTGAAATCACTACTGGCAGTTGTCAGATCGATTACCTCAGATATAATGAAGTACACTCGCTTGTAATCCCGTGCCAAGAGAATGGAACAATCCAACAAGAGAACCTTGGAACCCAGTCATTAAGAAGTGTCTTGATGCTGTAGATCTACACACGAGACTCCATCTTGAGACTGGTAATCCATGGCACGAAGAACAGTCTAGAATGTTACGAAAATATGTCAAAGATTTGAAAGTTTGGATACATAAGGAAGAGGGGGGATGGAAGGAATGAAATCTCTTAACAACCTATTACTAAACATCACGGTAGCAATCATAGATTTTATCTACCGCGACCTTCCAATACAAAGATTTTGGGTGCTTGAGACGATTGCTCGGGCACCCTATTTTGCTTTTTTAAGTGTGCTACATCTCAGGGAAAGTCTTGGTTTGAGAACGGAAGCACATTACTATCTGATGAAAGAACACTTTGCACAGACAGTCAATGAAACCGAACATCTTATCGAAATGGAAAGTCGCGGCGGTGCAGACCGGTGGTATGATCGCTTTATTGCTTATCACTTGGTTCTCATCTATTATTGGATTTTGGTGGGTTATTATGCTATTGCTCCTGTGTCTGCTTATCACTTGAACGCAGGTATTGAGTTTCATGCAACAGAAACTTATCTAGATTATTTTTGGAACAATCCTGAGGATACTAAGATTGCTGAGATTGCAGTCGATGAAATGAATCATTACATTGAACTTTCTCGAGCCATGGAGATGATGTAATGCCACAAGACTTTCCATGGGGGGTCATTATAATATTATGTTGTGGTCTTACGATGACTGCGTATATCATTTACTACATATTACGGTTAGCTCATATGGAGATGGACGATGAAACATCTAGCGATCATTCTATCCGCGACAAGTCTCACGATTAGTGCGGGACTTTGTTATGGTGCTTATGTAACTTACCAAAAAGCACAGAAGATTCTTGAAAACCCAGAAGAGTTTGTTGGTATGGTTGTAGAGAAACAGGTACAAAAAGCAATTGATGCTCTGCCACTTCCCAAACTAAATACCAAAGAGTTTAAATTGCCATTCTAATGGATAATAAAGATCCTTATATTTACAGAATACGTGAGATTCATAAAGTTGTTGATGGAGATACAATAGATGCTGACATTGATTTGGGCTTTGATATTTCTCTCACTAAGCGAATTCGCCTTGCTGGGATTGATACTCCTGAGTCACGCACTGCAGATGCGAATGAAAAGAAATACGGAATCGAATCCAAAGAATGGTTGAAGAATCGCTGTCAATTTGCTAAAGATATTCTTATCAAGACCGAACTTCCAGACAGCACAGAGAAATATGGAAGAATCATCGGGCACTTGTATATCAATGGTGAAGCAACATCACTCAATAACCAGATGATTGCTGAAGGTTATGCCTGGAATTATGATGGTGGTACAAAAGTTAAGAACTTTGCTGAACTGGATGCTAAGCGTAAGAAGTAATCACTTCTCGTGAAACTTTTTGTATTGTTCTTTTTTCTCTTTCTTCTGTTCTTTCTTGAGTAACTTATTGATTTTCTTAAGAGACTGACTCTTCTCAAAAGCAAAATATACTTGAAGTTCATATGGGGTAAGGTCTCTGTTCAAGAGTTTCTTGCCCCTTACAAATATCTGCTGAACGATAGGTTTCATTTTACCTACCATCCATTCCACTAAAGATTTGCCAACAAGAGCCGCAGCAACAGAAGCAGTAGCAGTAGTTCCAGCAAGAATAACCTGCTCTTTAGGTGGTATGGGAACTTCCCCGACGATTGGTACTTCAATGACAGGTACTCCTAGGTTAGTTTTGGGGGCATCATCGGAAATAATCCGATTATCCTGGGGGGTTTGAACAACTGGAGGCAGTTGAGGGGTGGGGGTTGTATCAGGTAGTCCTCTGGTCTTCTCTTGTTTTTCTTCTTCTTGTTTCTTTTGTTCTGCTCTTACCGCAGCATCAAACTCTTCTTGAGTTGGAACATCAATCACAGGGTATTTGATAGTCGTATCAGGCATATTAATAATTGGCATATCAATTTCAGGTATCACAGATCTTTCTGCCCTTCGAGTTACAGGAGGATCTATGGTTGGAATAATTGGAGGTGGACTAATTTTTACCGGTTTTATTTCCATTAGCCACATCCTGCACTCTTGGATATTTCACAACAACATCGGCACATATTTTTGCGTATGGTGATTGTGGGTGAAAAGATATGCCAGACTTAATCGCTTCACCACACTTTAACAATCTTACTAATTCAAAATCTAAACGAGCCTTATCTGCTTCTGCTTGCTGTCTTGTGATTTCAGTTCTGACTCTTGCTTTACAGAGTTCTTGAAAGGAACCATCAAGAGGTATAGCAAATCCTGCAGATACACCACCATTGAATGAACTACTTTGATATGATGTTGGATCAGTATTATTGGATAGACTATTGTATCCAAAAGTTTGTAAGTTCAGTGTTGGACCCTGACAAGATACACCTGCGCCATAGGTGTTAGCAGCAAAGGGTCCTTGTAACACCTGAACTGCCTGGTTCGTTACATTGCCAGTTGCAGATGCTGAGGGCCCTGCAATGTTAGTATTTGATGGAGCAGATTGAGCAAATGCTACCCCAGAGAATACTATTGCGTAAAGACCGATAATGTATTTGTAGTAGATTCTTCTACCGTTTTGCGATCTATCCATGTTTCTTTCGCAATTCCAGGAGTCAAGTGAGTTTCACTAAACTGGAACGGAGCACCTTGATTGATGATGGTGTAGTTCGCTCCTGGAGCCGGTGTCCCAGGGATGTTGATATTTGTGCCAGTGACAGTATAAGATGTCCCAGTGGTATATTCTACTTGTTTGATAACTTCAATCACTTCAGTTCGAGTTTTAGTCTCAGAAGTAATTGTTCCGCTAGTAAAGTTTGGAGTGACTGGTCCAGCATAACAGGGAGAAATAAATCCCGCCGCTACCAGCAAAACGGGAGTTATGTGTCTCACTTGAATACGCTTAACTCAACGGTTCTTTGTGCAGTACCAGTGCTTCCAGGACCACCTGCAGTGATGGTAGGAACACCAGTAGGACTCAGAGTTCCTGCAAGAGATCCTGCAGAACCACCTAACTGAGTAGTAGAGTCGCTATAAAGGTTGGGAGCAGCAATTGTTCCAGAAGCTGCCGACTGACTGGTGACAACAGTATCTGCAGTAATTGATGATTCAGAGAAACTAAATGCCGCACCATTTGTATTGATATCATAAGAACCAGCGCCACCAACTCCACCAAGAGTTGTTACGTTGATATTTGTTCCTGAGACAGTATACTGAGCACCGACTCTATTTGATTGTACCGCTGCACCCTGAACGCTGAGTTGAACTGAGTCAACAATTTTGTGTGTAATTTCACCAGCAAAAGCAGGAGTAGTGAAGAATAACGAAAAGGCTAGGATAAGTCTTTTCATTGTTCTGGGATGATTGTTTCCAAAGTATTTATCAGTTTCATCTCTTTTTAATAAATAGAGAAAAAACTATAGATGGCTATTAATAGAGAACTGAGTCAGTTTGGAAGACTTGTTACAATTAATGATAATGAGCACATTGGTATTGGAACAACTTCCAACATCAGTATTGGATTTGGTACGATTACCGCAACTTCAATTACTGCATCTTCATTTATAGGTGATGGTTCTGGATTAACAAATCTTCCTACTGGCAGCGGTGGGGGAGGGGGAACTTCATCTCAGTGGACAACAGATGCAACTGGTATTACCACAACATCAAATGTTGGCATTAAATCTACGGCACCAACATCCACATTGGACGTTGATGGTGATGTTAAAGTTTCTGGAATTATAACCGCATCAAATCTTTTGCCATCAACAGATAATACTGGTGTTGTTGGGAACGCTACTCTTACTTGGAGTAATGGTCAATTTACTAATTTAACTATTGATTCTACATTAAATGTTCGCGCTGCCATAGATTTAGCAGACTCAGATATTCTAAGGTTTGGTACTTCTGATGACGTACAAATTTTTTATGATGGAACTGCAAATGATTTGGAAATAGAACTCGAAGCTGCCGCAACTAAAATCGCAATTACAGATAATGGAACTTATAAACACATAATTACTAAAGATGGAAAAATTGGTATAAACACAAGTGTATCACCAACATCAGCATTAGATGTTACTGGAGATGTTAAAGTTTCTGGAATTGTAACTGCGACAGACTTCAACTCATCATCAGATATTAATCTAAAAACAAACATTCAAACAATCGAAAATCCAATTGATAAACTCTTTGAGATTAATGGAGTCACATTTAATTGGATCGAAAACAAAAAGGAATCAGTTGGTGTAATCGCACAAGATGTTGAACGAGTTCTGCCACAACTTGTGAAAGATATGGGGGCTCATAAAGTTGTAAACTACAACGGTTTGATCGGTCTTCTGGTAGAATGTATCAAGCATCAACAGAAACAAATTGATGAACTCAAAGAACACATGATAGGCTCTTGACAGGATTTGCTGACAGTGTTAAGATAAATAAACATTAAGGAATGTAACGTTTCTTAAAGAACTCCCGTTAACCGAGACCTATGGGAGTATAAATCACGTCTCTCATGTCCACATCTGAGGGTGGTGTGGAACATACTGTATTACCAGTCCCCTGCTGGCTTTACTTACCCTTTTAAAACAATGACTGCTTCAATCGCTCAACAACGCTCTACTACGAATCCCTGGCAGCAATTTTGCCAGTGGGTTACTAGCACCGATAACCGCCTGTATGTAGGTTGGTTTGGTACTCTGATGATCCCAACGTTGCTCGCTGCAACAATCTGCTTCATCGTTGCATTCATCGCTGCTCCTCCTGTGGACATCGATGGTATTCGTGAACCCGTTGCTGGTTCACTCATGTACGGAAACAACATCATCTCTGGTGCTGTGATTCCTTCGTCCAATGCTATTGGACTGCATTTTT